AGTCCGGAGGACGGGACAAGTGCTTCGCACTTGGAACTTGGGTTCTTGCAAAGTGGGACTCGGTCCACTTTGGAGGAAATGTTTATTGAGGAGGGGTCGGCCACTCAACGTCCTTGAGGTTTCCGTCCGCATCGAGATCCGGTGAAGACATACCCGGAAGGTCACGGAGGTGTTGGCGGTAACGTTTCCATTTTTTGAAGGTTTCATCGTTTATGGGGTAATCCCTCATCACGTACTTATCCGTTGAGGGAATCAGCGCGTCCCGTTCAGAACGGAGTTTGGTCATCGCCTCAACTTTGCGATCTTCTATGACTTTTTGAGCTGCAATTTCTTCAGGGGTGGGTTCGATGGGAATGGATATACCTTCCATTTACTATATATTAATGTTATATTTTTTCGACGATGACGTACCCGTGGTTTGAAGTGCCCCCGACGGTAGTGTTACCGTTTTGGTCGCGGTCTAAATTACGATTGGTCATCAGGGATGGGTTCACATATGTTCCTCCACCGGCACTGACACCACCCCCTGTCCCACTATTGTCGGGTCCGTTTCCACCAGTCCAACCTCCTCCTGCACCTGCCCGCTGCGTTGACTGACCAGCACCACCACCACCAAAACCTCCATCCCTGGTAATGGAACCTCCTAGACCTCCCTGTAGAAAGCCAGCTCCACTGGTGCCGCTTGAATAAAATCCACCACCACTGGTGGAACCCATTGTACCACCATATCCCAAATTAGTGTTACGGGTCGAAGAGAATCCACCATTCCCATATTCACTAGCTGACGCGTCACTAGTCCAATAAGTCCCGTTTTTATTACCGTCAGAATCGCATTTGATTTCACCCGGTGAATAGGTAGTGGACCGTGAATAAGCCGACAACCCTGACCCCCCACCTATACATAAAAGAGGTACATTGTTAACACTCTTTACTACAAATGTACCTCCTCCTCCACCACCCCAATCGTAGGGACCCGGTGCAGCTTGACCCACAAGTATTTTTATAACTTCTCCCTTTGTAAGGTTTATCCTACCTTCACCTCTTGCACCATATCCACCTCGTTTGCCGTCGGTTGCCCCGCCTTGGACAGAGCCGGCGTCCAGCATGTTCCCAGCATGATGAGCACCCTGTGCCCCAAACGCTATAAACCGATACGTCCCCGACGCAGGAACAGTCCATTCCTGTATTCCCTGGGTCGTCACGTTCAAATAATTAGAATTACCAACCCAAGTTGTCGCACCGGAAGTACCGTAACCAGTAGAAGGATCCTGTAACTCTGAGAGTGTTGGACCAGTTCGTCCCGTAGCACCAGCATTCGTAAACGTGAACGGGAACGTCATTGAGTAGAGTCCTGACGTCCCCACGATATTAACTGCTCTATCTGTGAACAGCCCAGTGGCAGTATCGGTTAATCGGAATGTTACACTCGTCGTAACACCATCTTGATTCGCCGCAATTTGACCGTTTATCACACCTGCCTCTGTAAGGGCGAGGGTGCCTCCTCCCACCTTAGCTGGTAAGGCGTTACTCCCAGGTGCTACCTCGAACTTCCTATTGATACTACCACCACCACCATCTGTACCTGCGAGTATTTGGGTCGTGTTTGCACCAATATCGAAGTTTAGGTTCGCATCAACCGCGGTAGTCCATGTAGGTGGAAACCCTATCGCGGCAGTACTGGTCCCGGTCAGACCCGAGGTACTGTTAACTTTAACTTTATAGGGTTGATTTGGGAGATCCCAAGATGGCGACTGACCACTTTTAATTCCAACAATTTTATAAGTATTCGTACCGTTTATATCTTGGTCAGTCCAAAGTTGAGTTGATGGACAATTTGGAGGTGTTCCACCCCCAAATGAACTCATTTGAGCCATTGCGAGTGCAATGTTGGTAGGATGGCTACTAAAATGAACGTAAGTGCCCGTTGCTAAACCTCCATTTGCAACCGTCGTAGGATTATTAAAAAAGTTTCCGTACTCGCCGATCGATCCGCCGATCCGGGGCGTGTTTGGTTCAAAATATATATGATAAGGACTAGTATTCACAGCAGCATATTCAGATGGAGTCATATACTGGCTCCCCAATTTGAAAGTTACTTGTGTCCCAGCGGCGTTCGGGGTCACGTTGGAAACACTGTACAAACTTCCATCGGCACCTTCCAATTGGACCGTCGATCCACTAACAATACCCGTACCGGTAGCCGTGAATACTTGGGTTGATGCGTCAAAGAGCGCCGTCGCCTGGTAGTCGAAGATATAGGCGGCACCGGCGGCCGATTGGCCAGCTATGTCATGGTCGTGGGCGCCCACGAGAACCTTCGTCCCATCCCTGGACATGGCGATGGAACCAAAGTACCCACCACCAAAACGCCCGCCCGCCTCTGGATCCGGTGCCACAAACTTTGTACCTTCATCCCAAGACGAACCGTAGGTGAAGACATAGGCGGCCCCGGTGTCGGTACCACCCGTGGGAAGCCCGGTCGACCCATCATAGGACGCGACGAGGCTGGCGTCCTTCAGATCCGCTCCCACGATAACCTTCGTCCCATCCCCACTCATTGAGACCGCACAACCGAAATGGTCATACGACCGCTGCCCCGGTGGCGGTGCATCCGGTGCCACAATCTTAACTTCTGAACCCCAAGACCCACTACTGTAGGTGTAGATATAGGCGGCCCCCGGGCCGCCCGACGCCAGATCGCCGTCCTCGTTCTTCACCCCCACGATAACCTTCGTCCCGTCCGAATTCATGGAGACGCTTTCACCGAACATGTCACTCGCCTGTATGTCTAATGCCTGAATCTTCGCTTCTTGGGACCACGACCCATTACTCAAGGCGAAGATATAGGCGGCACCGGCGCTCGTACCACCCGTGTCGTGGAGCCGCGCCCCCACGATAACCTTCGTCCCGTCTCCTGATATACATACCCTCATACCGAATTGGTCATCCGCCTGTAGATCCAAGGACACAATCCTAGCTTCTGAACCCCAAGACCCACTACTGTAGGTGTAGATATAGGCGGCATTTGCTGAGTTCGCCCCCACGATAACCTTCGTCCCGTCTGAGCTCATAGAGACGTTTTCACCGTAACTGTGAAAAGCAGCCACATCCGATGCCTGAATCTTCGCTTCTTGGGACCACGACCCATTACTCAAGGCGAAGATATAGACGGCACCGGAGCTCCACCCGGGGGTCCCGTCCGGCCGGAGCGCGTCCGTGTCCTCGTCGTACGCCCCCACGATAACCCTCGTTCCATCCCCACTCATTGAGACCGCAGCACCGAAGTGGTCACCCGCCTGTCCGAGGTATGCCTGAATCTTAACTTCTGAACCCCAAGACCCATCACTGTAGGTGTAGATATAGGCGGCACCAAACTCACCGCTAGAGGTGCCCTGCCCGCCCTCACTATACGCCCCCACGATAAGCATTGTCCCGTCCGAATTCATGGAGACCCCAGTACCGAACCTGTCGTACGTCGCCGCGTCCGATACCTGAATCTTTGTACCTGTATTCCACCCAGCTGCAATCCCCCCACTAGGAAGTGTGGTTAACGGTGAAATACCAGTGATCGTTGGTGGTTGGGCGATAGGGGCCCACCCCGCCGCTGCATAGCCTTCCATGAACCCGGTTGTGGAGTTATAGCGGATCATCCCTGTGGCAGCAGCCGGTCTGTCTCCCGTCGTACCATTTGGAACGGTTAGAGCACCTGTTCCACTCACAGTCAAATCAGAAGAAATAAAGGCGTTTCCAACGACATGTAATTTAGATGTCGGTCCACCGACACCCACACCGACACCGAGGCTTCCTGTGGTTGTGTCGATAACCGTATTTGATGAAGCCCCGACGAAGGTCACCTTATCGACGCTTTTGAAATCGAGCGTGCCTTGGGGTGTAGCGATGGGCATCGTATCTACTATTTGGGGAGGTTAAAATTTTTGAGAAAAATTTTGAACGGTTCTTACAAAGTGGGATGCAGTTTGTAAGAAGTTTGATTTGGAAAGAGGGTTTATGGAGTTGGAACGGTGGGCCACTCAACACCCGTCAGGTTTCCGTCGGCGTCTAGATCCGGTGAAGACATACCCGGGAGGTCACGGAGATGTTGGCGGTAACGACCCCATTTTTTACGGAGTTCATCCCTTATGGGGTAATCCGCCATTATGTATTTATCCGTTGAGGGAATCAATGCGTCCCGCTCAGAACGGAGTTTTGTCATAGCCACAACTTTACGATCTTCTATGGCTTTTTGAGCAGCAATTTCTTCTGGGGTCGCTTCGGTAGCAATTACTTCCATATAGTATATACCTGATTTTATAATTGGGTGACGGTGACGGAGCCGTTTCCGGCGTTAGCACCACTCGCTTCATACACGTTGGTACCATTGTTATAGGAACCACCACCACCCGCACAGCTCGCCGACCCA